AACGACTGGATAATCAGATGCGTTTTCTATTTCCTCGGCTCTAACAAGTTCATAACCTTCTCTAATTCGTCCAGTTATGTTTTTAGTGTCTTGGAAACCAACACTCTCTGCTCTTATCCATCTGTACCTAAATCCATTAGGTGCAGGGGGTGCATCTAGAGATGATGGTGGAACCCACACTTTAGGTCTTTCAGATTTTGACCGTGTTTGGTTCGCACGAGAAGTTTTGTTTTCTTTTTCCATTTTACGCTCCTTCCGTGGTTTTTAATTGTTTTGCGTATTCTTCGAGTGGCACTCCTAATTTTTTAGCTATTGCTACCTGTGAAGAAGTGAGTCTCACAGTTTTGCGACCAGGCTTTACGCTTCTTTTAGCTGAAGCCACCGTCTGAACGGGAGCGGTCGATTGCTTAGCCTCATTTTTACCAAATTTATGCGGGAAGTCAACTCTCATTCTTTTATCAACCTCTGCATAATACTCGTCAGAACTAGGATCATAACCTTCTCTTTCAGTAAGATCCTTATGTATCTCAAAAGCAGTATAGGTCATTGCTCTATCTGTTCCAAACCAAGGATTCTTAGAAGCCCATGCTTCGGCTCTAGGATCTGGGTTTATTGGATCATCTCTTTGAGGAATGTTTACCTCGCCACCTTGAGATAGATTAGTTACAGGTTTCTCTGCCTGCGTTTCTATTTGTCTCCCCTCTTTGGCTTGTTCTAGTTTTGCACTCTCGAAAGCAAGTGTTGCAATTCTTTTATTAGCCTCAACTTGAGCCGCAGCATCGCCAGATTCAATAGCTGCAGACAATTCTTTTTGTGCTGCTTCCATACCTGATGATATTGTAGACTCAAACTTTTTAATATAATCAGAATCAGTTTTTTTAAATTTAGATTCTAATTCTGTTTTTTCTTGTTGTATGCCTTTGGCGTAATCAAGAGCAGCTTGTTCTCTTCTCTCTGCTTCTCTCATCTTACGAGTTAATTTAGCAATACGTGCTTGAACACCTTTACTATAATCCTCTAGCTTACTATCGTCTTTTGTTTCTTGTTCTACTGTTTCTTCTGTCTTTGTTTCTTGTTCCGGCGCTTCGGTTTCTACAACCGACTCGTCTTTTGTTTCTTCGATATCCACTTCTGCATCAGGTCCTGATGTATCAATGGGTACCATTTTATTGTCTTCTGGCATAGTTATCCTCCTATGTTAAAACTCATGCAAGATGTCCTCTGGACTATCAATTGTTGCTAACACTTCATCGTCGTTTAGCAGACGCATTTCCCCACCATCTATTTTGATTCGGCTGCCTGCATATCTTGCAAACATAACCCAATCTTTCTCTTTGCACCACGGGCCTTCTGGATATCTCTCCTTATCCTTATAACATTGTGGGCCCATAGCCATAACTAAACCTACTTGAGAGGCAATCTGTTGACGCTCTAAAGTATCTTCAGCTAATATTACTCCACCTTTAGTTTTCTCTTTCATCTTAAAAGGTAAAACTAACATTCTCCAACCAGTTGGTTTTGGAAGCTTTGGTGATTCTGTTTTTGATGATTTTACGCCAACAAGTTTATTGTTTGGTCTTAATATCGATGACTGTTCCTTTTCCATTTTGCTCCTTGTCTTCTAGCAGGTTAGAGAGTTCCTGTAGTGTTGCCTCTAAGGCATTTATCTGTCCTATTATATATCTATACTTTTCCATGTTGTCAATACCACCGGACGTTACTGATATTGATAACGCTTCTGATCTAGCTTTTATAAACTTTATCAGTTTTGTTATGACTTGCTCTAATTGCATTTTTTCCTTTTTTAAAAATTGCAGCGACTTGTGATTTACCCATAACTTTGGCACGCTGTTCTCCAACAGTTAATATTTGAATTTTTCTAGCAAACGACTTATTAACTTTTTTAACTTTTGCAACAGTATTACGAGCATCAGTAGGAGTTGCAAACTTAATTTTAACAGTGTCTCTAGGGTTTTCATCGGTGTAAAGACGACGTCCGTGTTTTTTTCCTGGATGTTTTCCTGTGCCTTTTTTTGGATCAGCCATTTAACATTTCCATCTTCTACGAGCCTGTCTTAATCTTGAGTTAGGATCTCTCGCAGCTTTAGGAAACTTTTTCATTTGTCCTGCACTTCTCGCGCAGAATGATTTACGTCTCTTAGCAGCTTTAGATCCTGGTTTGACTTTGCCAGTGACCGCTGTTTTTAATTTAGATCCAGGGTTTTCACGTCTGTATCTCGCAACTCCAGCCTTAGTCATACCTGCACCAGACTTAGTTGATCTAAAATATTTTTTAGTTTTTGGTGGTTGTCTATCTCTTTTTCGCATTACATCATACCCATACGTCTAGCCATGAATCCACCACCCATTGCTTTTTTTCTTTTAGGTGCAAAAGTTGCAGCTCTTGAAGGTGTTGGTCCTGTATTTGCTTTTGCTTGTTTTCTAGCAACAGCACTTCTACGCTGTCCTTTAGACATTGCTCTAGCTTTCGCTATCGGTACACATTTTGGATAATTTTTTCTTTTCTCTCCACCACTTCGTCCGCATTTAGGATACGAACCATCTTTTCTTTTATTTGCTATATCAACCCAGTTTTCTTTTACCCAGGCTCTTAATCCTTTTTTGGCCATTAGACCATCCTAGTTCTTTTTTCTTTTCCTTTTAGGATTGCTCCACAGCCTCTCGCTACAGCTCCACCTTTGCTGTACATCGCTCTATCCATCATCATTCCACCGCCCATGGCTTTTTTTCTTTTCTTTTTGCCACCTGGTGTAACTTTACCTGAACATACTGCTGATGCGTACATGTTAGCGTATGCCGACGGGTACACTTTAAATTTTCTTTTCGCTGCGGCTTTACCTCTTGGACATAGTTTTGCCATTATACAAACCTCTTTTTCTTTTTATCTTTTTTAACAGCTTTATCCATTGGTGTTTTATTTTTTTTCTTTTTATCTTTTGCAATAAATTTAGCTATTCTATCTAATTTTGTTATTTCAGGTTTATTATCTAAACCATATTTAACACTTTGCATTCCAAGATTTCCGCCACCTTTAAGACCTACTCTACCACCTTTAGCTTTGTTTTCTGCAAAGGCAGTATCAATCATCTTTTTTATTGATTCAGTATTTTCTTTTTGTATTCTTTTATATGCTTCTTTATTTGATTCTGTTTTTTTCTTACTTCCTTCAAAAGTAAATTTGTCATCTTTTTTAAACGCTTTGTTCGCTGCTTCAAATTGAGTTTGACCTAATTTAGCTTTAGCTCCTTTTAATCTTAAATCTGCAATTCTATTTGCAGCTTGTAGCTTTTTTAATTTTGTATCAGGAACGTTTGTTTTAACGGATTTAATTGCTGCACCAGGATTTGGATTTTTTTTGAAAGCTTGTTTAGCTGCAGTATATATACCTTCAATTTTTTTAAACATTATTTTTTTCCTCCGTTTTTAAAAATCTGTGTGCCCTTTATACCATAAATACTCGCCACGACAAGGATCCACAAATTTGTGAACCATGACGGGAGCTGCTGGAACTGCTCAAAGAACTCTTTTATCTTTGCAGCTGCACCAGGATCGTCCGAAAAGACACCCCAAGCAATCACCAAGATGGGCAATGTGAGTACGATCAAAACAAACTCGTCCTTCCAGTCTGATTGTCTTGCTTCCAATAATTTACCTTGGTATTCGCTCTCACCTCTAGCCATTTTAGATGCATGCATGTGTTGAGCGTCTGCCATCGCCATCTTTGTCTCTTGTTTTTTCTTATAGATGTGCGTTGCAGCGTTTAAGCCAAGTTTAAGTGCACTGAACCACATAAATTAGTACGCTTTTGAGTTTCTTTTCTTTTCTGGCAACATTCTGTTCTGTCCGCCAACTGGCATTTCAGGTTTTCCTGTTGCAATATAGTTAAATGCTTGATCAGCAGTAGTTTTTGATCTAGGATCTACTTCAATACTCTGTTCTGCAACTTTAACTTCTTTGATTTTATCAAGTTTTTGCATTTTTGCTCCTTTTTTATTAATTATCGTCTATCACAACTTTAGCTTGTTGTACACCTTGCTTTGCAAGGCTAACTCCAGCACGTAATTTAGCTAAATCTTCGTTTTGTTCCATTTTATCTTCTGCAATATCACCTTGTTGCATCAATCTTGACTTAGCAATGTCTATTTGTGCCTTGTCATAGTCTCTTTTTCGTTCATTTTCCATCGCACGAAGGTCAACTTCTCTAGATTTTAGTTTTAAAAGTGGGTCAGAGTCAAATTGTGACGTAATTTTCTTCTCTTCTTTCATAAATTCCTCTGTCATCTCTGCAACAAGCACAGCTTTTCTTGCTTCAACTTGATTTGTCATCGATTGTAGCTGTTGTTGCACTTGTGGATTCATTGCAGCCATCTGTTGTAGCTGCATCATCTCTTGCATTTGCTCTCTAAACTCTAATTGTACCTGTTCTTGAGCCATAATTGATATGTGTTCTAAAATATTTTTCTGTATTGCAGCCATAATTGCAGGATTATTTCTTACCATGTTAGTTGACATGAAATTTAAGTGTGCAGTTATGTGTGCTTGATGGTCTTGACCAGGAAAAGCTTGGAATGGTTTTCCTGCTAAAGCATTTATGTGCTCCATACTTGGGTCCATTGGTGCGTTTGGGGCAGGTGGTGGTAAAACAGCATCAATATTTTTTACACCAATTGCTTCGTACATGTTTCTGTATATTTGATACAGGTTATGTAGCTGTGGTTGCGATGTTGCAAGTTGTAATTGTGTTTGTGCCATCGTAACTCTTTGTGACATTGAAAAAATATTTGGATCTGCAACCGGTATTACATCTATTCTGTCATCAAAATCAGATTGTTTAACATTTCTTTGACCACCAACTACATCATATGGATACTCAGGTGGTAGATATTGTGAAACAACTTTCGCTAAAATTTTAAATTCATCTTTCATTGCAGCATAACATCTTTTGTGTATTGCAGACATAACTCTAGATCCTCTTTCAAGAAGAGCAATTGTTGTGCCTACAGCTGCATTTTGTTTTGTATCACCAACTTGCATGTCAGCAATTGCTGCAAATCTTTGACCTGCTTGAACCACAACACCAAGTAATTGCAATAATGTTGGTGATGGTTCTTTGTATGGTAATGGAAAGAAAGCATCTCTTAAACTACCACCTGGTGCATCTACATCTTTAAATTCACCTGGTTGTATTGGTGATGCTTCATCTCTAACTCTTACGCCTCTTTGTTTAAATCCTGCAGGTAAGTTTGCTAATGTTCCTGCATCTAGCAACTGACGGAGAGCCGTAGTTGCAGTACGGCTCAATCCGCCAATCATGTGAATGAGTCCAAAGCCATAAAATCCAAGTCCTGGCAGAAATTTGAAATGGACAAAGTATTGGATCTTATTTTTCTTTAGATCATTGGGCGCATAGTTCCTTCTAATAGAAAGAACTGTTCGGCTACCTTCTTCTACAGTTACTATGTAGGGTAATTTTATTCCTGTCGGCTCATTGTTTTCATCGACATCTTCAAAACCTTCTAAGTCTAAATTAACATGACACTCTAACAAAGTATAAATTGATTCTGGTTTACCAGATTTTTTTGTGCCATCTAATTCTCTTTCTTTTTTTTCAACGTCATTTTTTTCTACGTTGGCAGGTGGTCCTAAATCTACATCAACATAAAAACCGTTTACTTGTTGTTTACGTAACTCGTTCTCTGACATTTTAATTACGTGTATTACTGATTCCGCATCATCCAAACTTGTTGCTGTGTATGGCACAACTAATTCATCTGCAGGTACAAATTTAGATACGACTCTACCCATGGGCACGTCATAATAAACTTTTTTAAATGTAGAACCTGCAAGTGGTAAATGAAAAAGCATAGAGTCAAACTCTGCTTCATACTCTTTCATTTCATCCATGATTAAATAATTCATGTAATCTTTTACACGTTGTGCTTGTTGTTCTGTTCCAGGATTTTTCAAACCAATAACTTGTGTTCTTACTGGTCCATCACTTGGTAATAATTCTTTGTAGGCTTGTGCTTGAAACTGTGTAACGGCTTCTGCTAATACTGGGTGTGTTGCACCACTAGCTCCTTGAAAAGGCTCTGTTCTATTTTCATATTTAAAACCAAGAAGATCCAATCCTTCTGTGTAAGATTTTTCCCAATCTTTTCTAGAAGCTTTGTAGTCCATGTAGTTGTTAACCATATCTCCACCGATTGGTTCTAAAATGTCTTCTGGTAATATGTCTGCTAAATTATCAAAATGATTTTCTGTGCCCGGTATATTTATAGCTCCCGGTTCAAAGTCGATAGTTGCGCCACCATCTTCTTCTGTTATTACTTCTACAGGTTCTTTTGTTTCTTCTTCCTGAACATTAACATCGGTCATCTCCTCTTCTGAAGGAATTTTTACTTCTGTACGTGTGTTCGGGAGTCCTTTATCTATTTCTGCCATTTATACTCCTATATTTTATTATCATTTTTTAATAGACCTGACAAGCCTTGTGAGTCAGGATTCATTGATATTCTTTGTGGACCTTTATCTATACCACCAGATAATCCAGCAATACCACCACCTGCTAAATTAGCAACACCACCCGCATCTGCTATTCTTTGCTTTGCTTCTTGTTCTTGAGTGAGTGATCTTAAATAATCCAATCCGCTTGTGGTTGTTGCGATGGATGGAATAATTCTTTTTGTAATTCTTTGGTTTGACAAAATGTTAAATTTATCTTGTCCCAGCATATCCCTCAGTTCTTGGTCTGTATATTGTGTATATAAATTTTTCATAGCAGTGTCTGCTATTTGTCTTCTCTGTCGATCTGCTCCTTCTCCTTGTGGAGTTGAAGCAATACCATAT